GCCAGAACACGCAGCCGGAAGGTGTGGAGAACCACTTATTATACATATAGGTAATGGACAAGCAATTTACGGCATTCATACTGCTGGTTCTGCAGGTATGGGACATGCAATTCCCATCTATAAAGATCATCTGGACAAGAGCATGGACGATTTCAAGTCGTATTTTGGGAACACTGTCTCTGAGTCCTTCACTTTTCCAGTGGAGTTAGAAGTTGACGTTGGTCCAAAGAGCCCTTTCAAGTTTGAAAATTTTGACACGTTGCGATTGGCTGGGAAAGTTCCCGGATTCGTAATGGCCAACCAAAAGAGTAGACTCAAGAGGACAATATTTTCGGACAAATTACCAGATATTTTCAAAGAAAATTTTGGTAAGATGCCTGACATTAGATATTTTCCTCCTCTAATGAGACCTGTAGTAAATTCGCAAGGATATCTTTCCCCTTACAATGTGGGATTACGCAAACTTAATCGTACTAAGAAAGCACTTAATCCAGTTACTCTTAAGAAGTCAATTGACATTATAGTCAGTCATTTGAAAAATAAGTTAAAAGATGTGCCTCAGTTATCCCCACTTACAGTTGACTCTGTAATTAATGGAGTTAAAGATGATGAATTTATTTCTAGCTTGCGCGTTACAACCTCTCCTGGCTTCGGTTGGAAAGGGAAGAAAAGTGATCACCTTCCTTTAGTTGATCCAGATGATCCTCAAAGTGGTCGGTACTTGTCTGAGGAACTCAATGACAAAATAGTAGAATATATAGATATGCTTTATGAGGGTAGAACAACCAACACTGTATACGCTGCTAAGTTGAAAGATGAGCCGTTACCTCTTGAAAAGGTGAGAGCAGGGAAAACAAGAATATTTTATCCACAGCCAATTGAATCATTGATAGTGGGTAAGATGTTATTGCTTCCATTTTACACCCTTATGATAGAGTATTCACTAGATTTTGGAGCCGCATTAGGAATTAATGCCCACCAAACATGGGACAGCGTGATGAAAGAAATGATTGAATTCTCTCCTCTTATTCTAGAAGGAGATTTTTCTTCTTATGACATGTCTATTCCGGTGGATATCAAAATGGCTGCTGTTGAGATTATAATACAATTTCTGGAACATAAGGGGTATAATGAGTCTGCCTTACATTTGTGCAGGTCTTACATGAC